TTTGATCTTGAATCCTACGCTCATCATCCTTGTTTATCTGAGCAACTTTTTTTGCCTCTAGATTTTTGATCTTTAGATCAAGAGCAGATTTGATGTTGTTGACATTCGACAACTCATCGATGCTTGACATCAAAGTTGGATCAGCGGTTTTAATGAATCTCTGAATGTCCGCATCTTCATCCTTACGCAACTGAGATGGATCTGGAGTAACAATGGCATCTATCTTTTCAGCAAGCCCAGTTGTTGGATCAATCAAAGCACCACCACGCTCCATTAGTCTTGCTCCACCATACGCTCCAATACCTGCTCCAACTCCAGCACTATAACCAAGATCACGCGCAGTCTCAATATCAGGCAATCCAAGTGCCACATTCAATACAGCACCATTAACGGCAGGTTGAATAATAGCATTAGATTGACGTACTGCCCAGTCAGCAAGCCTTGCGCGTCCCTTGCCACCCATTGCCTGTGGCCCAAAAAGTTTTTTGGTTAGTTCACCAGATGTTGGTGCGCGTCCAGCTAGTTCAAACATTCCTCGTCTTCCTTGCCCAGCTTGACTTGCTACATCACCAATAGTCGTTGCAATGCCCCTTGTCATCTTGGCAGGTAGTTTTGCAGGGCCAACAATTGTGTTTGTTGCAGTTTTTACAAAAGTATCTGGATCTCCAACCGCATATTCACCAATCTTGCGTGAAGCACCTTGAATCTTTTCAATTCCAGATTCCAGTCCACCAGCGGTTTTTGCCACTCCCTTTGCAAGTGGTGCAACAACACCTTTTAAAGCTAATTCTCCAGCTTTGCGTGTAACCTTACCTGTGGCTTTTGCAAATGTGTTGGTAATGCGGTTGGTTCCCGGTAATGAAATTGGTGACAATATTTCACCAAGCATCGAAACATTTTCATTAATCTCGTCCTTAGTTAATCCTTGTTCTTTTACCAACTCCTCATAAGCCTTTTTAGCAAGTTCTGCTTCTTCTGGAGTTGCTCCTTGAGCCAAAGCGGCAGCAGAAGCTAATTTTTGCAGTAATGGATTTTCAGCTAAGAGACGAGCCGCATTGTCTGGATCATCAGCATACACTTTTTGAGCGAACTGACGCATTCCTTCACGAAGCATATATTTCTCAAATCGCTCATCGTTAGACTTTCCAAGCAATTTATCAGTAATGCTGCTGCCAAACATTGAGAATCGAACTACGGCATCTGATGTTTCTTGAATGTCTCCAGCAACTCCGCTAACTCCAGATCTCCATGTATTTTTAGCTTCTTTTAATGTCTTTTCAGCCTCTTCTGGAGATTGAGACATGGCATCAATTGGCTTTAAAATACCTTTATACAAGAATTCACCAGCACCAGTTCCAAGTTGTTTTGCAATTTCAATCCCAGTAGGAACAAATGTTGTAATAGCCTCGGATGCTTTTTGCGTGAAATCTTTTTTGTCTTCAGCATCAAACAAAATTCTTTCTTGCTCACGGGTCAATTCTTGACCTGATTGCTTCATTTGTTGAAGCGTACCTGCGTCTTTAATTTTAGTAGGACTATTATCTAGTTCATCTTCAGGTGGACTCCATTGATCTGGAGTATTTTTGACTAATTCATCTTCAGGAGGTTTCGATTGCTGTAGAACATTAGTGTCTAATTCATCTTCAGGTGGTTGCCATGCCATATTATTTTTTACTTCCAGTAACCCCGTTAAAAATATATTTTTGCCCAGACTTTAATTTTTTCCAATCTTCTTGCGATTTAATTTCTACAATATTTTCTTGCGATTGAATGGGTTGAAAGTTTTGCGGTGTTTCAATTAATTGAACTTGTTCTTTAATTCCTTCTTTTGCTCTTGATGCAATATTTTCAATCTCATCAAGGTTTTGTTTAAACAAAAAGAAACTTAAACTTGGGTCGATTGAACCAAGATTAGATGCCAACAAATCAAGTTCTCTTTCGCTAATAGCACCCAATGCTCCACCTGTGGGTGATGCCGCTTTCATGTCTGCAAGTTTTTTAAAAGCAATATTACCTTGCAGGGTCTTGGTTAGTTTTTCAACGTCCGAAGCATCGCTTCCGGGAATATAACTTAGCCAATTTGCCAAACCTCCAACACCGGGTGAAATGCCTTTATAGATGCTCCTAATCTGATTAATGGTGCGAAGCATCGTATCAATTTCACTAAGAGGTTCCTTTAATGCCTTGACCTGTTGTTTAATTTCACCCTTTGGAATCAAATCATAAGTTACATCACCAACTTGTTTTTTAGCACTTTTAACTGCTAAATTAGATGGAATTTGTTCTTGTGTTTGTTTTTTAACAGGAGGTTCAACAACATAATAAGTTTGACCATCAACAGTCTGTTGCTTAACAGGCTTTACTTCATAATTTGGCAATTGCTTTGCAAGCATTTGATTTGCCATTTCAGCGTCTTCCCAACTTTCGTATGGAGCAATCAAATCGTTAGGTTCGTATAATGGGGCAGCAGTGCGAACTTCTGGAGTTGGAGTGACAGGGATTGCCGCACGAACCTCTTTTTCAGGCATAGGTACTGGTTGAACAGCAACACCTCCAGTTGCGGCTTGCATATATTTAAGAGGTGGATTTCTAACCGCTTCAATTTCTTCTTCTGAAATATATGGTTTGAATTGGGTCGTTCTAACTTCAGGAAGATATTCTTGATCATTTTGATTGTATGACAGGGGAGCTAATATCTGTCTTGGATCATCAATTGATGTTGGGTCTGTTGGTGTTTGAGGCAAATCAGAATTATCAGAATTATCAACTGAAGGGATAACTATTGGATCTTTAAAAAACCCTTTTTTCCTTGTATTAACTGGAACCTTATCTCCACCACGTTCTGTTGTTAGGGATTTAATGTTTGCAAGTCTTGCTGCATTATATTCCAATTCTTCTGGAGTCTTTTCTGCTCTGATTCTAGCAAGTGTTTTGTCTCTATCAAATTTAAGTGCTTCCTTATCTGCTTCTTTAGCCTCGTCATCCTTTGCTTTAATCGCAGCAAAAACAGGTTCAGAAAGTGCTTGGAACCCCTTTGCAGCACCCATGCTGACTAACTCCTGCTGCGCGGATGGAACCTCGTACTTGGGCATTGGAGTAAACGATACGCTTACTCCAACGTCGAGAGGTTTCAACGCAGAAAGAGGACTCGCTCCCAGATTTGCGGTCTGTGGAGTAAATGAATAGCCACCAGTGGGTAAAGCCATAAGGTTATACCCCGCCAAATGTTAGTCCAGATGCTGAAGGAACTGCGAATTGGTTTACACGGGAACTGCCACCACCCGCTCCTTGGTTAGCCATTGCGGTTGTCATTGCAGGGTTAATCATGTTTGGGTTTGAAATGTTAGCACCAGTGGATGGGAGTACTCCAGATGCTGCACCAAGGTTAGCAAGCGCACCTTGACGAGCAGTGTTGATATCGTAGCCAGTTCCTGTCGCGGCTGCCCCTGCACCTTGTGCCGCAAGCAAGCTACGTTGACGTGCAGCGGCATCCTCTGCTGCCTTTAGTGCATTCATTCCACCAATGGACTGCTGTGCGCGTTGTGACCCCTCACGCGCAAGCATTGACGCTTGCTGGTTTTGGGCCTCAATCATGGCGTTACGTTGAGAAAGATCCGTTTCGCGTCTAGCGCGAGCGGACTCTTCTCTATTTTGACGCATTTGCTCAAGCAACACTGGTGTGTTGTCTGGTGCTGGTGCTGGTTTGGGCATTTTTCCTCCTCCTCCCATAATATTACTCCTTAATTTTAATGTTAATTGTTTGGTTGTTGTTAATGAAATACATTTAATATTTCAAATTGTCAATTTCTTTCTCGCTTCTTTGCACAAATCAGACCCCGGTTGGAATTGTCTGCAAGAATTCGGCCTGTCTGCATAGATCATACAGCACACTTTCTCACCAACTTTTCCGTCCAAGGCAACGCATCGAGAGTCAGTCGTTTTCATCAGTGGGTAGTCTTCCCTTTGCATCTCTTGCGGGATACCAGTCGCATCAGATCGATCTCTTCGCAAGACAGGCCAAGACCATTTGAAGCAACAACAAGCACCGCACTTTTCGCAGTCGTATTCATCGTCCATTAAGCACGGGTAGCACGGGGAACCCATCCCATTCCAGCATTAAATGATCCAGTTGTTCCGGGTGCAGTATGTTTTAGCATTTCTGCTTGTGATCCAAATCCACCAGTACCACCAGCAGCACTGCCATAAGCACCAATTGCAGCAGTTCCAACGGACTTAAACGCATCTGCCCATCCTTGCGATACTTTTTCATCACCAGCTTCTGGAACATCGTATCCACCCATCGATGAAAAACCAAGACTGCCACTTCCGTCACCACTTCCACGCTGCATGGCTGACCATGCGGAAGCGGAATCAGACTGCGATTTTGCTGCGCGATCATACGGGGATGCTGCCGCTTGACCAACCTTTCCAAAAGCGTCTTTTATAGCATCCCCCATTTGGTTCTGTTGTTGCTTTTGTGGATTGTAGTCTGGACGAGGTTGCGCTCCAGTTCCTAACTTGCCAGAAAATAGATTTTGCATTGTATCACCAGATCGACCAATGGCATTCGATGCACTGCCAAGAAGTCCACCGAATTGACTGTTTGCCACTGGCGTTGATGCCCCTGTTGTGTTTGCTGGTTGTGATCCACCCATAATATTATTCTTCTTTGTTGTTCCAATTCACTGGTTTAAATCCTAAGTCTGGTATTACGATATCATCGTAAGGTGCTAGATGTGAAATGTTAGTAATCTTTGCTTTTAGTTTTGGGCAATCGACGTGTGGGCCTAGATGCCGATCAACGCAATTGAGGCAGACAGGATAGAAGTCAGCATTGAGTGACTTGTCTGGATTGTTCATCCATCCGTGCTTGCCTTTGACATATCGTGTTGGATCTGGTTTTACGTTGTTTGTTTCAAGATATTCGTAAACATCTTCGTCAGTCCAATCTTTTAGCAAGTAGAGTGACACTGGACTTCCATCGACGTGACGAATGTCTTGTGCCAATGGAACATGACCTTTAATCAAGTCTGTGTCAGTATATTTAGTTCCGATCCACACTGCATTCCACGGAAAATTAAATGTTCCAGTTGGACGCATTAGAAAGTCATCAACACCGCACATAAATGGCTCGTTTGCTTTAGGACGTTCAGTTCCCAAAGATAGAACTATGTTATTACTACCCCAAGGGAAATAATGAAGTAAATCAAATCTAACCTCACCAGTTTCTACATCAGGCCCATCAGAAAGACCATATTTTAATGCTGGGTATTCATATACAGATAATTGCCAATCTTTAATTAGCTTGTCTGAATACGCATATCTTTCGCGGAATTTAGGTTGTCTAAACTGAACAACGGGAAGATCAATTCCACATTTGAATTTTAGAAAGTGTAGAAGGACAGTTGAATCCTTTCCACCAGACCAAAAGATGACCGAATTCGGCCATTGCTTGTTCCAATTAACTGCTTTATCGATTGTTTTATGTATTAGGTTTTTCATCAAATAATAATTGCAGCAGTAGCCGCACCAGCAACTGCACCACCCGCTCCTATCCATGATCCCATTGCTGCATTTTTGCTTTGCGCGTTTTGGGCCATTACTTGGTTCATCATGTTATTATAATTTTGAGTGTCAGCAACATTTGCAGTATGAGCGGATTGGATATTACCCATCGAGCGGTTAATTGCGTCCTGTGCGGTTTGACCTAGACCTTGCGCTCCAGAGAGGACACCACGTTGCCATTCTTGGAGACTTTGTTGGTTCTGACTTTTTGCTGCTTGTTGAGCCGCAACCAATGAGCCGGGGTCAATTCCACCCTGCATTTGAGTTGCATCAAGGTACTTTTGACGCAGTGCCAAGTCTTCCAAAGCAATCTGCCTCCCTTGTGCCGTGGATTGGTCGAACATTGCAGACTTACCGATGGTGGATCCCATGTCGATTCCAGTCCCCATCATCTGCGCTAATCCTTTTGTTTTTGCCCATTGGCCTAGCTTATCTTGCTAACTCTCAGGTGATGTTAGCTTTTCAACAGTCTCACCCATTCCTGCTCGCATCCTTGCTGTTGCTGGATCCACTGACTCTTCAAATTGACGTGCGCGATTGGCATTCTCAATCCCTAACTCAAAAGCCTGTTGTGATACCTCGCTTGGATTAAATTGCTGATAGATTGGCTTTAACTGGGTAGCCATTTCAAATAGTTTGCCTTGAGATGCAAGACCACCATACATTCCTTTGTTAGCTTCCGATGCCATCATCATGTTAAGTTCAGGACGAGGCTTTTGAATTGCTGGTTTGTATGTTTGGCCACCCATAAGTTTAATTAAGTTAGAGAGTAAACTTCTCTTTTGAGAGGAGTCAACCCTAATTTTTGGATTATTTCGTTTGTAAAGTTAGGTCGTTCATCTGCTAATGGAACACCAATGAACCCCGGTGAGTTTGAGATTTGACAATACGTTTTCCAGTCACTCATGGTTTGAATAACGTCTTTTGGTCTAGTGTATTTAGGGTGATATGCTGGATAAATTGTTGGAACAAAAACATGATCAGAATATCCAAATAGCACACCATCACGATAATGTGCATAAACATTAATATTAGGATGCTCTATGATCTTATGATCGAATTCTTCAGCAAAATCAACGAGTTCCAAGAATTCATTAGTTCCTTTTTGAACAAGTTTATATTCAATTTGTGGCCTCATATGTATTAATTAAATCCAACCAGAATGTCATCTGGATTTGCTATGGTTTGTGTATAGTTAGCAAATCTGTCAGCTTGTGCCTTCAGAATATTGTTGCGAGTAGAGTTACTACCGCACACCGCGCATGGCAAGCAATTATTTTGACCAGTCGTGAATGGGATTGACGAGAAAATAGGAACCACGGGATCATCACCAAATGGACTGATAAACTTGTTTGGGAAGCTAGTAACTTCTTTGGTTGCTGTGGTGATGCTTGGCATATTAACAAGGGTTCTGCGCTTTAAATTGTTGAGCAGCGGAGGTTGCCGATTGCATCGCAAGCACTCCTGCTTCCTCTTGAGCGTGTTCAAAGCTGATGTAGGACAAAAATGTTGCCGATGCCGTGGCCGAAATCGATTTTGTAGGATCAGCGTTACAGATCAGCGTTACAGTCTTCCAAACTTTTGCACTATATGAGTTGTCATTTGCGGATTGTTGCTCGTATGGGTTAGGAAGCAAATCAATCGACAATGTTTCACCAGTTTGTGCAACAACACACGATTGCGTCTCATCACCCTGCGGTACACCAGTTGATTTCTCCTGCCAAGGATCCATGAAGAGTCGAACAATTTCCACTCCAAATTCACCGCACCACTCGATTAGTAACGAGAATGCCTTATCGACATCATCTGTCAGATATGACTCGCAAGTTGAAACAAGCGAATTGCGTTGAGCGGATTCAGTCGTAAGTCTTCGGTATTGGGAGTTAAGGAACCCTAGATTCTTAATCTCCGATTCGTATGGTGTATTTTCCCACTGGTAGTCAGCAGTGACTGCCAAGATGCGTTTCTCTAGGATTGAGTTGTACGATCCCTTGCTGCCCCTGTAGGACACTTTTAGGTCAACTGTGCCACCAATCTGCGTCGATTCGATCTCGGCATAGACAAACTTTTTCAAGTCCATCTCATCACCAAGTAATGGAGTTTCAAACTGCGAGTAAATGCGATTGTAGAGTGTCGTTGTTGTTTTATCTGGATTTATCTGAAGGTAAGAATCTACTCGTTCTGGCTGAAATGACTCCCAGAGATGGTTGAATGAACCATCGTTTGTTGCTGCGTAATCCACGGAAAAATGGAAACACCTAGACTGCCCGTCAACAACACCTGTAGTCCACTCTACTGGACGAGTGCCTGTCCAAACTCCAGCCCATGCTGGGAACCTGCTTTCCCCACTTCCCCATTCGGAAGCGGCAGCATAGTCCATTACCATCGTGTCTGAATTTAATGTCTGCAAGTAAGGGATAGAGTAGAGCAAATAGTTTTCAAACCCAGTGGCACAAATCTTGGTTGGGTCTGATGCCATCAATCTTTTAGCCCTTGCCATCTCAACATCTTTATACAGCACCTGCGAGGACAGATACGATGTCGCTGCAATATCACCTGTCATCAGACCACCTTGGCTATACCACCACATTTGACCTGCTTGGAAAGCGATTGATTTTCCTGCAACGCAACCAACAGTTGGGTAAAGTGTAGATTGGAAGTTTTCAGTTGTGACCCATTGATCTCGATCAAGGATGCCTGATTTAAGCTGGAAGGTAGAACGATCTGTAAAGACAATCAATCGGGTTGACGTATCCTGACCGACATAACTTGTCATGCCAGTAATCGGACGCGAGAAGCTAAAGTCACCACGGGAAGTGCCTGTTGTACGTTCTTGAAATGAGGTTGGATCACCTAAATCTGATGCTAGTACAATATTTTTATCTGCGATCCACATTCTGTTTCCAGAGTATGCCATCCAGTATCCAACGGGGATCGTGGGAAGTTGAACACCTGCCTTATCAGCACCATCCCAGTACGAAGGGTATGAAATGCCGTCTTGGATCATTACAATTCGATGCGCTGGTGTAGCAAATTCTTGAGATCCAGTCGATAGGTTTGCTGAACGTGTGGCAAGTGCAAATACGAACTGATCAACGTCTGGTGACATCGCAATGTTTTTCAGCCGAAAATCTTCCCAGTTGCTTGGCTGGACTAGAGGAAATGGAGAGAAGTAGACATTTCCATTCACGGCAAAAACCATGTAGGACAACTCGCTTGCAACAACTCCACTGCCATCCACGTCGAATATTTTAGCTGGAGTTGTTGTAATTACTCCATCCCGATCTTGTGTGAGTGCCGCTTCCTTTTGTTTGTTAGAGGAAAACAAAACGCCACCTTGGAAGTTGCCAGCGGGAAGGGATAGTTGCATTTTATGCCCCGGCCTTGTTTGCACGATACCACCACGGACAGTTACATTAACCCCCCACTTGAATTGGTTCTCAGGCAGTGACCAAGGGTTCCTTACAGAATTTACTCCTTGAATCCATCCTGTTGAGACTTTTTTAAGTCTTCCTGATGTAATGTTTTCACTTTTCATTGCTAGAACATAACTGGATCAGTTCCATCACCATAGGTCAAATCATTAATTTGTGGTGGAACAAAAGCGTGACCATCTTGGTGTTCTTGCTGATTCTTCAGG